TCCGATATCAGACCGGGCAATGATCAACTGGATCCATGCTGCGGCTGCACGGGTCACCGAGGGGCCGGTTGTCGACCTGAAGGAGGCAGGCGGCTGGAAGGGCAGGATCAGTGCTCGTGAGCCTGGCCCCGGATAAAGAATCCGAGATCGCTCAGATGTCTAACACTACTGCTGGGCAAATCTCTGTGAGCGACACGGTAACAGTGATTGAATCCTGGCGACTTCCGACCGGGGACACGCCAGGGCGGCATTGCATAACCAGTGCTGACACCGTGCTGGTTGATGAAGATTACCATGAAAATCATTTCCCGTTTGCGATCATGCGCTTTAACCCGCGTTTGAACGGATTTTTCGCGCAAGGAATGGCTGAGCAACTAGTGCCTACGCAAATTGAGATCAATCGGACGCTGATTTCCATTCAACGCTCGTTGTATTTAGGCGGCACGCACAAGATTTTTCTTAAAAACGGATCGCAAGTCATAAAGTCACATTTTGATAACATGGTAGGGACCATCATCTCCTACGCTGGCGACACTCCTCCTCAGTACGTGGTCCCGCAGTTGGTTCAGCCAGAGATCTATTCGCACTTACAGAGCATGAAATCAGACGGCTATCAGCTTGTGGGCGTCTCGCAGATGCAAGCATCGGGTCTAAAAACCCCTGGTGTGAATTCAGGCCGCGCAATGCGCACAGAGCAGAACATCAATACCGAAAGATTCGAGTCACTCGATCAAATGTATCAGCAGTTCTTTGTCGATCTCTGTAAAATCACAATCCCAGTTCAGCGCGCAATTGCGGAATCCGGTGACAACACTGAGGTGAAGGTCCCAGGCAAGCGATTTATCGAGAAAATCAAATGGTCTGAGGTCTCACTAGATGACGACGACTTTGTCATGCAGATCTATCCCGTCTCAAAACTTCCAAATGACCCAGAGGGCAGGCTTTCAACCATTCAAGAAATGGCAGAGGCTGGATGGATTGATGCGCCAACTGCTAGGCGCCTCATGGATTTCCCGGATCTTGATGCTGAGGAAAACCTTGCCAATGCTCAGCGCGATTATCTCGGAAAAATCCTAGATCAAATTGTTGAAAAGGGAATCCAAACGCTGCCAGAGCCTGACGACAACCTTCAAATGGCAAAAAAACTCGTCATGGAATACATCTCGGCCGGAAAACTAAACGAGCTCGACGAGGATAGACTCGAGATGCTGAGAACCTTCTCGGCTGAGATCGATAGGCTTTTGATGCCGCCGCCGCAACCCATGGGAGCGCCAGGAATGGCTTCTCAAGGGCCACAGCCAGGCGCACCGGCTCCAGCGCAACCAATGCCAGCCCCTCAAAGTGACCTACTCCCTAATGTCAATGGCGCTCAATAACTAACCAAGGATGAATGATGGCTGAAGCTGTAGCAAATCAAACGACCCCAGAAGCTGCGATCACCGCTCCCGTAACTGAACTTCAAAAACCGGTTGAAGAAAAGATTTCGCCTAAGCTGCAGGTCTTGGTTCAGCGAGAAAAACAGGCGCTTGAGATTGAGCGCAGATCAAAGCAATCGCTTGCGGATTTAACCGCGCGTGAACAGCAGTTGGCTGAGCGTGAAGCAAAAATAAAAGAATTTGAAAGTTTAAAAGAAAAAGATCCGATGAAGGCTTTGAGTCTCCTGGGCCTATCTTATCAACAGATGACAGACATCGCGCTGAACGACGGTTCAGTTCCGCCTGAAATCCAAGTTAAGAAGGTCGAGGAGAAACTAGAGTCATACTTAAAAGCTCAAGAAGCAGCAAAACAAGAGCTTGCAGAATCAGAAAAGCGCCAAGCAGCACAGCGCGAAGAAAAAGCGATCGCGGATTTTAAATCCGAGATCCATACCTACATCCACTCGGACCCGAAACAATACGAGCTCACAAAGTTCGAGGGCCTAGAGGAATACGTATTTCTGACAATCGATGAGCATTTCACGAGAACCATAAACCCGGAAACGGGTGTCGGCCAGATCCTCTCCATAAAAGAGGCGGCCGACAAAGTGGAATCCATGCTTGAGAAGAAATACGCGGACGCCAAAAAACTTACAAAGTTTCAGGCGCAAACCCCACCACTGGTTGAAAACGTGGTTAAGCAGCAACAATTCACAACTCGTCCGAAGCAGCAACGGACACTAACCAATCAATTATCCGCGACCCCGTCAGCCGTGCGGCCCCGTCCAATGACGGAGCAGCAACGGATCGATGCGGTGATCGCAAACTTTGCGGCCAATCGCCGCTAACAACAAAAAAGGAAATTAAAATATGTCAACAATTACAGGTTTTGTAGGTTCGTACAACGAAGGCTCAGGCTCTGGGGTAAACTCACCCTTTAGCCCAAATACATCGGGCGCGCTTGGGATGCAGGAAATCTCGGGGCTCTTAAAGCAGGTTTACACTGCTCAAAAGCTCGCGGTTTTGTACTACAAGCACAATCCGCTCTTCACAATGCTCACGAAAAAAGAAGATTTCTACGGTGAAACTTACCCGCTTCCAACTATCGTTGAGGCGCCAACTGGTATTGCCAATTTGTTTGCCAATGCACAGCTTCCCAATCAGTTGATCAATGGCGGAACTGGTACTGGTGGTAACCAAGGTCCAGCTAAGTTTGTAAAATTCATGCTGACCCGAGCTACCATGTACGGCGTGCACGTCATTGACCGTCAGGCGATGCTTGCCGCTTCAAACAACATCGGATCATTTGTAAATGGTCAGATGGCTCAGATGGACGCGATGATTCAAGGGGTCACTAACCTTTTGTCTCAGCAAATCTATCGCTCAGGCTCTGGAAGCATTGGTCAGATCAATACCATTTCAACTGGTGTGATCCAATTGGTGAACCCTACTGACGTTCGCTACTTCACAGTCGGTCAAATCGTGCTCGCAACCTCTGCTGATCCTGTTCAAGGAGCAACCGTCACTCAGCGTGCTGGTTACGGTTTTGTAACTAGCATTTCACGTGCAATAGGTCAGTTGACAGTCGGAAACGCTGCCGCTGCCGCGCCAACAATCGCTGCGGCTCCGTCTGGCTGGGTTACTGGCGATTATTTGGCAATCAACGGAACATCTCCATTGAATGGTCCAACAATTGCGGGATCTCTGGCCCCGGTTGCGGTGACTGGCCTTGCTGCTTGGATTCAGAATCCAGCAAACATCGCAAGCACTGACGTATTCTTTGGCGTAAATCGCTACGCTGATACATGGCGCTTGGGTGGTGGTTTCTATGATGGCTCTCAGAATGGTCAATCCGTTGAGGAGGCATTGTATGACGCATCCACAGTGTTGTTTATGGAAGGCGGCTTTCCGACTCATTGCTTTGTGGGCCCAAATGCCTATGCAGCTTTGCAAAAATCGTGTGCCGCTCGTCAGATCTTTGAAACAGAGATCGAAGGCGCACAAGATGAAAACGGACAGGCGCATTTGTTCTTCAAAGGAATCACAATTCAAGGTGCGGGGTCCACATTCATGGTTATTGCTGACAGAAACTGTCAACCATACTCTGCATGGCTCCTCACAATGGAAGATTGGGGTCTTTACAGCTTGAAGCAATCTCCTCACGTTGTTGACGACGACGGTGTGAGTTTCTTGCGACAAACTGGCGCGGATGCTTTTGAATTCCGATTGGCAGCTTATTGCCAACTTGGATGTTCGGCTCCCGGTCACTCTCTCCTAGTCAAACTCGCAGTCTAAATAAACTTTGAGCTGGGCGCTTTGGGGATAAAGTCCCAAGGCGCCTGGTTCTCTTCTTTAAAAAGGAAATAATTAAAATGGCAGATAGAGATTTTACAAGCGTAAAGTATTCGCTGGAAAAGAAAGTTGTGACTTTAAGTGCCCACATTACGTTTGGAGCAAATAGCGTTCCGACATTGGACGCGGTTAACTCTAAAGGGTTTGCGGCTTGCACTCAGTTTTCAACTTCTTTTACCGGGACAGGCACAGCCACTACGTCCATCACGGCGGTCAGTAACTTTACCAGTCTTTACAATGGAATGATTTTGAGCGGAACGAATGTGGCAGCAAATAGCGTGATCAGTGCGATCAATGCTCCGTCTGGCACGTTTACTCTCTCAAACGCAACCACTGGTGCGATTGGTGCGGTCACAGCAACTGGCGGGTATCAACTACAACTCGGTAAAACTTTGCAAAACGGAATTTCTCTCGACACCTACGCAAAAGTTTTAGCCGTAACCGTCTCGTCAGACGTGTCCGGATTGCAAGGCGGGGCCGCAACGCAAGCCTCCGCACCGGCTTGGACGGATTGGTTTGTGACAAGCAATACCGTTAAATCGGCAACTGCGGTCACGGGCGCTTCAATTGTTTTGCAGCTTGGTTACGCATCAGCAAGTGGCGCTGCGAACTGGAAAACAATCAATCCAGCAAGCGGTGAAGGCATCTACGTTCAATTGCTTCTTTGTAACTCAACCGCCGCATAAGGAGTTTTAACGTGATAATGATGGGTGATAAAAAAAAGACGTTGGCAGCAATCCTTGGTCCGGAAAAAGAAGAAGAGACTTCGGAGGTGGGAACGCCAGCTTTGCATTCGATCATGAGTGAATTCATTGATGCGGTTCACGCGAAAGATCACATCGCTGCAGCGGACGCTTTTAAAGCGGCTCATGCAGAGGCAAATGCAAACGATGAGTCGGATGTTATAAAATAAAGGGGATGGATCATGAGTTTATCCTCACAAGCAAGCCTGGGCGCAATTCGCATCCAGGCCAAACAACGCGCGGGAATGGAAAACAATCCCGCTATTTCTGATCAAGAATGGAATAGCTACATTTCGCTCTCATACAAAGAGCTCTATGATCTGTTGGTTTCGGCCTACGGAAATGATTATTACGTCCAAACCCCGTATCAATTTCAAATCACGGGCTTAAATTTCTATGCGTTGCCGTCAGATCATTACAAAACTCTCGGCTGTGATCTTCAATTCTCGGCAAGCCCCACCGGATGGGTAACGCTAAAACGCTTTGAATTCATCGACAGAAATAAGGGCGCATATTTAAACTCAGCCGTCACGGTTTCATCGTTAGCGCAACTCTGGTATATTCCAGAGCCTACAAGCCTGCAATTCATGCCATCTTGTGCGATCACGAGCGGCTCAACATCGGTCATCGTTTCCGATTCTGTTGATCTTGTGGTTGGGATGTCTGTCGCAGGTAACGGCATTCAGCCATATACGACCATTACGGCCATCAATACTCTAACCAACACGATAACCCTATCGCTTGCGGCCGTGAGCACGCTTCCGGTCGTGGTGCTTCAGATGTGGATTGATTCAGTCACGATTGATGGGATTTCCGGCTGGGAAGAGTACGTCATCGTGGATGCAGCGATCAAGTCCGGGATCAAGCAAGAGAATATGATCAATGATCTTCGTCAGCAAAAGCTTGATATGAAGATGCGAATTCAAACCATGGCTGAAGGCCGGGACGCAGGCCAGGCGCAACATGTCTCTGATGCGTATTCGGTCAACGGGTATGGTTACGGCGTAAACGGGCTTGGGCTTGCAAACATTCGCTATCGCGTGACTGGAAATCAAATCCAATTTGTGACCGTTGATGGTTACGGCGACGATAGCATGGGTGGGGGGCTTTACTAGTGCGGCTTCCATTGTTTCAAGTCGAAGATCAGACCATGTCGCTCATGCAAGACCGATGGAGTGCAATTTTAAATCCAATTATTGCAAGCCCTGGCAACCAAGCAACCATCATCTCTAATTACAAATTGGTCTCTGGCATCAATAACATCAATCACCTGCTCGGACGAAAACTTCAGGGCTATCGAATCATTTTAAAAAGTGCCAACGCCAATATTCATGACAATCAGTTAACGAACCAAACCCCGCAACTCACTTTAATTCTCGTCTCCGATGCGCCAACAACCGTATCCATTGAGGTGTTCTAATGTTTAAATTAATAGCAAATTTACTTCTGTCCACATTCGCAATCGCGGCCGGCGAAACATACACGGCAAATATGAATATGCCAATTCCGGCAGTTGGCGTGACCAAAGGGCCACAGTACGCGCAAGACATCAATAATTCATTGCTAATTCTTGATAAACACAATCACTCACCGGGTTACGGAGTCCCGATCACACCCTCTGGGCTTAATATCAGCTCTGATCTCACCATGCAGATCAATAACCTTACAAATATTCGGTCGACACGGTTTTCCCCGCTTGTTTCCCCGATCAGCGGCACCGCGCCAGATATTGGCGAGCTCTACGTTGCGGGATCAGATCTTTACTACAACGATGTCTCCGGACTTCAAATTAGGATCACTCAAAGCGGATCTGTTGCCGGCGCATCCGGCACAATTACCGGACTTCCAAGCGGAACGGCGTCGGCCGCTTATCAAGCATCACCGGGCACGTTTCAATTTTTGCAATCTACTGGAAATGGCGGGAATATCGATGCGGGAACGTACATCTTGCGCTATCCGGGTTCATTTCCAAGTCCATCGGGAAATTATGTCGCGCTCCAGGCTCCGGCAACTTTATCTGGCGGATATTCGCTAACGTTTCCGACTACCGTCCCAAGTGCTCAATCGTTTGTGACCATTTCAAACAGCGGAGCCATTGCAACGCCCATCAATTTTACGCAAGGGATTACGGCCGCAAATATTGCAAGCGGCACAATTACGACCACGCAAATTTCGGGCTCGGCTGGAATCACAGGAGCACAGATTGCATCGGCCTCGATTACGGGTGCGAATATTGCTGGCACCACAATCACGGCGTCAAACATCGTCAATAACACAATTACAAGGACGCAGCTTGCAAGCGTAGGCCAACAGATCTCGGCTAGCTCTGGAGCGTATTCTCTCCCTATAGGTGGATATGTTACCGTAACAAATTTATCTGTCACCATTACAACATCCGGAAGGCCAGTACATCTCTTCCTTCAATCAGATGGAGGCGGAAGCAGTTCTTTCGTAAACGCATCCTCTGGTGGTTTTGCTCAATTTGTTAGAGGAGGAACGTCTTTAGGCTCAATGAATATTCCAACTTCTCAAGGCCCTCCGAGTGCTTTTATGATTCTGGATACGCCTGCGGCTGGTACTTACACCTATTCATTTCAAGCGTCAATTGTAAATGGAAGCGGCGCTGTGGCTTACTGCAAACTTGTGGCCTACGAGCTCTAAGGAAATATGGCTTTAGAGAAAAAAACCGTTTCAATAAATTTTCAAAAAGGAATCGACACAAAGCCCGATCCAAACCAATTGGAAATGGGATCATTCGTCGATCTTGAAAATAGTGTGTTCGATAAGCTTGGTCAGTTGACAAAGCGAAATGGTTTTGGAGGTCTAACGTCGCTTCCTAGTCCTGCAAACTTCCTCACTACATTTAAAGAAAATCTCATAGCCGTGGGCTCAAAACTACAAGCCTACGTTAAAGGTTCAAACACCTGGGTCAATAGCGGAACCATTCAACCGCTGCAACTCTCCACACTGCCGCTGGTCAGAAATAGCGTCAATCAAACTCAAGCTGATTCGGTCGTGTCTACAAACGGACTTGTTTGCACGGTTTACACCGAGACCACGGGTGCTTCGACTTTATATAAATACGTCGTTGCGGATTCGACGACAGGACAAAACGTCGTAGCACCTACGGTCATTTCTTCGGACCCAACCTACGGGACGCCACGAGTGTATTTGCTTGGGACCTATTTTATTATAGTGTTTACGACTCATCCGGCCGCGTACAATTTAAGTTACATTGCGGTAAATACCGGGACGCTTGTGGCGGGGTCTCCCATTGTGATCTCGACGTCGGTGACACCATCTGCAAATTTAAATTTCGATGCCGTCACTTTTAACAACACACTTTATATCGCCTGGGTCGGTGCCGCAGCATCCGGAATAAAGATTGCAAGCCTGACCTCAACCTTGGTTTTGTCAGCTTCCATAAATCCGGACGCAACACACTCGGCAACCGTGATGTCGGTTACGGCCGATACGACGACTAGTCTAATTTGGGTGAGTTACTATAATTTTAGCACAAGCTCAGGGTACGCATTCGCAGTTGCCGCAAACACGATGGCGACTTATCTTGCGCCAACTCAAATCATTTCATTTACTGCGGCCTCTAATATTGCGTCAGCTGCAACGGGCGGTATCAACACAATCTTTTACGAAACCGCAAACGTCTACTCCTATGATTCATCAATTCTTTCAAACTTCATTTCATCTGTGACAATCACAAACGCTGGAGCGGTCAGCGCGGTTGTTCCAATAATCAAAAGCCTGGGGCTTGCCTCTAAAGCTTTTGTTGTGTCAGGAAATGTTTATTTCCTCGGCGCTTATTCCTCACCGTATCAAAAAACCTATTTTCTAATCCCATCATCTAGCGCCACTCCAAATCCAAAAATAACGGCACAACTGGCGTATGGAAATGGCGGCGGTTATGTAACGGCAGGGTTGCCGTCCGCAAACGTGATCGGAACGACGGTTCAAATTGCATATTTGATCGCTGATCTTGTGCAGTCGGTAAACAAGGGGACGGCCTTTGCTGACCCAACGCATACGCAAACCGCAGGAATTTATACGCAAACAGGTGTGAACCTTGCCAATTTTAATTTTTCGACCTCAACTCTTGCAACAACAGAGATTGGAAACAATTTAAACGCCACATGCGGATACTTGGTTTCCTATGACGGGTTAACTCCTGTTGAGCACAATTTCTTTTTATATCCGGACAGTATTGAGGCGACATGGTCCGCGACAGGCGGATTCATGGCGGCAAACCCTTCCGTTGGCGTCAACACGAACGCCTATTATTACCAGGTTCTCTATCGTTCAACGGATGCGCAAGGTAACGTGTTTCGAAGCGCTTGTTCAATTCCGATTGCGGTCACAACGACAGGGTCTGGTACGGCTGGCAGCGTAACAATTTACATTCCAACCTTAAGAGTCACATTTAAAACGAACGTAATCATTGAGGTCTATCGCTGGAGTGTGGGTCAACAGTCCTATTATCAGGTCGGAAATAACGGCAGCAGTCCCGTCACGTCTCCGTTTTTAAACAACACGACAGTCGATTATCTTACATTTACTGACAAAAGCTCGGATGCCACAATTCTCGGCAATTCTTTGCTTTACACCACGGGCGGCGTTTTAGAGGATGTTAGCCCTCCGGCCTTCAATGCAATAACCTTATTTGATACAAGGCTCTGGGGAATTGACGCGGAAGATCCAAATTTATTGTGGTTTTCAAAAATTGTAATTGAGGCGACTCCCGTCGAAATGTCTCCGCTTCAGACCATTTACATCGCACCAAATATTTCGGAAAAGCAAAACACTGGACCTATGAAATGCATTTTTCCGATGGACGATAAGATCATCATTTTTAAATCTTCGACGATCTATTACATCAATGGAACCGGGCCCGATGCTACGGGCGCAAACTCTCAATATAGCGAGCCGACGTTTATTACTTCCCCTGTCGGGTGCTCCAATCCAAACTCAATTATTCTTGTTCCTGACGGGCTAATGTTTCAGAGCTTAAAGGGAATTTGGATTTTAAAACGAAACCTCACGGTCAACTACATTGGCGCCCCGGCTGAGGCTTATAATTCGGCAAATGTTTTAAGTGCCATCGCCATCCCAAATGCAAATCGCGTGGTGTTCACTTTGGATAATGGGATCAGCCTTATGTACGACTACTATGTTGGTCAGTGGGGAACGTACAACGGCATTGCTGGGATCTCTAGCACCGTTTACAATGGCCTTCACACGTTTTTATCGGCACCGATTACCGTTTCCCCTCCTGGAAATATCAGCTACACGACAGCATCTCAAGTCTATCAGGAAACACCAGGCGTCTATCTTGACGGGCCAAATCCGACGCTAATGGCATTTACTACGGGCTGGATCAGCATGGCGGGGTTGCAAGGCTACAAACGCGCATACTGGCTCTATATCCTTGCAACGTATTTTAGTCCGCATAAATTTACGATTGGCGTATCCTATGATTTTAATTCCTCGATTGTGCAACTCGCACTCGTCACCCCTGGTAATTCTACAGGGGCTTGGGGTGGAGATGACATTTGGGGAGTAGCTGATACGACTGTCACGGTTACGCAAGAAACTTGGGGCGGCTCATCGTCTGTTGAGCAATGGCAAATCAATTTCCAGCAACAGACTTGTCAGTCCTTTCAGTTAACTTTCAATGAGCTTTTTGATGCGATCAAAGGGATTCCCGC